TAAATCTTATAAAAAGCATGCTTACGACGAGATTCGAGGTAAGAAGATCAAGCAGCTCAGATCCGAGGACATACAGCGATGGATGAACATGTACCGGATCGACCACTCTCCCAAAACCTGCAGAAACGCAAATGGCCTGCTGGTCGCCGCAATCGCCCTCCAGAATCCTAACGTGAGGTTTTCGGTTACGCTCCCGCAGAAGACCCCACCGGAGTTATATACGCCCACGGACGCGGATATTAAAACGCTCCTCACCCACATCAAAGGCACCGAATATGAAAAAGCCGTCCTGCTCTCGGCTTTCGGCACCCTGCGCCGCGGCGAGGTCTGCGCGATCACATACGACGATATTCAGGGCGACGAGATCCGGATCAATAAGGAGTTGATCATCGTAAAAGGGAAAGGATGGATTGAGAAAGCTCCTAAGACATCACAGAGCATCCGGACAGTAAAATACCCGCATAAGGTAATAGAAAGGCTCCTGCAGGATCGTGGTAAGGCTGAGAGAGTTGTGAACTTGAATCCGGACGCGATCACGCACAAACACGCGAAAGTCCTCAAAGAGATCGGCCTGCCGCATTTCCGATTTCACGACCTGCGAGCTTACGCGATCTCGATCCGTCACGCGATCGGAATCCCTGACGTTTATATCATGCAGGACAGTGGGCACAAGACGGACACGGTCATGAAACAAATTTACCGCAGGTCTATGAGCGACAAGCGGAAGGAGTTCTCGGATAAGGTTTCGCAGCACTTCGATGCGATGTATACGACCTAAAGGTGTTTACTTTTTTGTTTACTTTTTAAAGCAAACATGCCGTGTTTCCGCGGTTTATAGCCGTTTTTCATAGGGTTCGATTCCCTCCGTCTCCATAAAAATACGGAGTCCAGTAAATATGCTGGATTCCGTATTTTGTTAGGTTTTATGCGGCCTCGCGGCGTTTAACACGTTGTGATTTTTTTTAACTCATTAGAGAAAAATAGAGCGTTTTGTAAACAGTGTTTACTTTTTTGTTTACTTTTTCTCGGCTTCTTCCGCTGCTTTTTCCTCTGCGATGTCCTTCCGGATCAGTGCTTTGATGTATGTCTGCATCGCTGGAACATCATTCAGCTTGTTGATGATATCAGCGTCCGTGTTGATGTTCAGCTTCAAATATACGCCCTTCGTGTGCGCCCTGTCATATTTCGCATTCGCGCGAAGTTTTGCCTCTGTTGCCATGGTCATCCCTCCTGATTCTATCTTAGTCGGCGCGGAATCCCGCGTCAAATCTTTTTAATAAAACGGCAAGGAGTCCTCCGTCCCTGCCATCCATCTCGTATCGTTCATCATCGCCTGCGCGCTCTCGTAGTGACTGAGATGCGCCAGCTCCTCGGTGAGCTGCCAGATCTCGTCGTACAGCTCGTCGTAATATCCTGCGGGAGCGAATCCACAACCGAGCGCCTCGTCAACGAGGATCCACTCTTCAATCTCGTTTATCTTCCGGATCAGTTCCTTCTTCTGGCGTGTCATGGTTTCCTCCTTTGCCATACCCGTTGCTGGGCGATGTTTCGTTCATCATCGCCTGTGCGCCTCGAACGACCGGATCAGCCTCGTTGCATCCGCCGCGAGCATCTCGGCCCTGCACCAACTGCACCGCTTGCATTTCTCAATCGTCGCGTCCTTGCACTTCCTCCGGAACGGGTTTCCGATGTATCTCGTGCATCGGTAGTTGACGCCCATTCCGTCCACGCTGACTGTAAATCCCATGTTTCCTCCGTGCGCCGTCGTAACCTCCGTGGCGGGTTCTCCGTTACGCATCGTATGTAAAAGCGTCTCTCCATCTTCTCGGCACCGTCGAATCCACTGCGTACTCGCTGCCGTCGTCGGTTTTCTTGATTCTCATACTCCAGTGGGTGGATCCGTTCGTCACCCAGATGGTTTTATCCGTCCTGCGAAGAACTGTTATGGATCCAAATTCGCGCTGATATGCCTCATACTCCTTGCCGACCTTAAATACTCGTGCCATGGTTCCTCTCCTCCTTACTGAGACTCTCGCCTCAAGTGTAAGTATATACCTGTGCCTGAGTTAATGCAAGTATATACTTCCAAAAAGGTCAAAAAAATAAGAGGGCAGCTATTAGCCACCCTCAAACTTTCTTAAAACGCCTGCATACATCCGTGGGTTTACTACCTGCAGCGCAGTCATAAGCTCGTCCATGACCGAGAGCACTTCTTCCGGATACCGCCCATTGATGATCTTTGCAAACTCCGTGTCGCCCTCAAAATGGATCCGATCATCAACAGGCCCTGCCGCGTATGAATACGTCGGCTCCGGTGCGCTTTTATTCATCTCATTCAATATGGTGTAATACGCAGCGAGCTTTATGCAGGTGTTCGCATTCGGGTTCCGATCCCCCTGACACTCGGCGATTGCTTCTACCAAGTCTTTCTCCGTTATCAAGGAGCATCACTCCCTTCACATGGATTCCATCTTCGTAATGAACCGCTGGAACTCCTGTCTCGTTTTATCGTCCGGAGCATCTTCCATGAGCTCTCGCAGCGACTCAATCATCTCGCCGTTGTCTCTGGAATACCCTCTGCTGGAATACCGACCCATGCTGTCGCGCTTTGCATACCTGCGGCCACGCGCATAGGATCCGTTGCTGTACCCACGCGCATAGGAGCCGCCCATGGTATTCATGCCCGTGCTGGCGTAAGATCCGTCGTAATACGGTCGTGAGCTGTACCCTTCGGAATCCATCATCGCCATTGTGGTTTTAATGGACTTCATCATGTGGGTGAGCTTGTCAAGGTACTCGACGTCGCCTGCAGAAAGGGTGCCGTTCGCTCCACGGACTTTCTGATTTGCTTTCTCAATCTCTCCGGATACCGTTTCGCACAGTTCTTCGAGATCTTCATATAACTCGTGCATGTTTTCTCCTTTCTTATGCGATTCGGTTAATCACAAGGTTTGCGTTCTGCATTTCGATTACAGGCGCAGGCGTCACAGTCGGATCCGTCGTCGCAGGCACCGATTCAACCGAAACGCTGAAGCAGCACCCGCGCGGAACCTTTATGATTGCCGTGCTTGTTACGTTTCCGAAGTCTTCTGCCGCAGCAGGCGTGAATATGGCTCTGCTCGTGAGTCTCGGCTCACCGTTTACTGTGACGGCCACAGCGATCGGTGTTACAGTGCCGCCTTCCGGAATCGCAACATTGCCATTATAAGTCACCTGATACGTTGCAAAACACTGATTGGTAATCCCGCGCAGGATAAAAATTCCGGTCTCGTCCTCGTGGTATACGTTGCCACGATTGCATGGAATAGATGCTGTGAAGATCGCGGGTGCGTTGAGGGCAATCTCCTGCACCGCGTTCGCAAGATACTCTGCTGCCATGGTTACCTCCTTATGCTCCGCATCCGCAACCGCATCCGTTGCCGCCGCAGGTGAAGATCGGAGTTCTGCCGTATACCGGAGTGGTCGGTACCGGACAGTTGCTCAGTCTGTTGTACAGCGCATCGACTTCATCGGAGAAACCCTGCTGAATGAATGCGTTCTGTGCCACCTGTGAAGCCTGCATCGTCGCCATGTTGAGCTGATTCTGCAGTCCGACGTTCTCTCTCTGTGCCTGTGCGAGCTGTCCTTTGACGCCATCAAGCTCAAGTGCGCACAGCTTATCAAGGATCGCCTGTGTGCCGCGCGTCTGTGCATCGATGATGTCGCGGGTGTTATTCAGGGCCGCCGTGCGATCCGCGCAGTTCTCGGTCGCGACCGTGTACTTCAGATCCGCAGTTGCCGCTCTGTTGTCGCAGCAGCACTGAGCAAGCTGGGCCTGAAGTGCAGTCATGCCTGCAGTCTGCGCCGTCTGCGCCGCAAATGATCTCTCAAGGTCAGCAATCTGATTGCTGTACATCTGGGATGCTACCCCTGCAAAACCGGAGCAGAGCGAGTTCTGCACGTCGCCGAAGCCTGCAGTAATGCCGTTCTGAATGCCGTTGATCGTCGTGTTCAGCATCTGGTCGCGGAAACCGCCGTTGATCTGATTCGACTGATTCATCCACGGATAAATCTCGCCGCCGACGTTGCCGCCGAAGCCGTTATTCCACGCGCCGTTTCCGAGCAGGATGAAGAGCAAAAGGATCCACCATCCGGAACCGCCGAAGCCATCGCCGAAGCCGCTACCGTTGCTGTACATCGGAGCGACGGGCATTACCATGCTATTCTCGTCTGTAAGTGCCATTTTAGTTCCTTTCTACCGCTAATTTATGCGGTCAGCGATCTCCACTGTTCGGAGATCGGTTTATATGATCTATAACGCCCTGTGCACCGAGCGGTATATTTATATGCCGAGCATCTTCCGCATCTGGTTTGCCATTTGTACTGCGCGGTTGTACTGCTCCTGTGATACTTTTCCGGAGTTCAGAAGCTGCTGCACCTGCTGCCGCGGATCCCCAGCAAACTGCTGCCGGAACTGATTGAAGCGCTGCAATATGCCCTGATTCGGATTCATTTGATTGTAGATCGGATTATTCATGTCCTTCTCCTTTCAGGCCGCCCAGCTCATCACGGAGCGCGTTGATCTGCTCCTGCAGGGCATCAAACTCTTTTCTCGTAGGAAAGTCCGTCCCGCCTGCGAGCGCTCCACGCGCAGCCTGCGGCGCAGTATCACGTATGGTGTAATCAAGGATCCGCATCGACGGCATACCGGATGCGTCTGCCGATTTAAGGTAGATCGTCTGCGACTCGGAATCCCAAAGCTGCACCGTATTATTCGGAGCGACAAGGTAAGATTTAGCTCCCGCCTCCCCCTGCACCCATATAATTCCATTGTTTTGCTGGGCCTGCTGTGCCTGCGGATAATACGGCTGATATGTTGTTGGAAATGCGTAATTCATCTATAACTCCTCCTTTCCCAGAAGTACATCGGAACAAGCGTGCTGCTGTCCCATGAATCATAAAGGTTCCCGTTAACAACAGTGGCGACATGCCCTCCGAACGCGAGCACAAATGTGCCCTTCGGGTGATCTGCGCAAAAGTCTGCAGCTGTGTAACAATTCGGGCAGGTGTTCGGAATGATGTGCCGGATGAATCCGTACTCCCGCAGGATCGTTCCCCACACGCTGTCGGAATGCGGCATGTCGCCGAGCTCTGCACCTTTATCGCAGATCATGGCATAAGCGGTATGCCAGTCCGATCCGATCGCTTTTGCAACCGCTCGCACTGCACAGTCATCGACTCGTCTATTGTAAGGATTTGGATTATATTCGATGTAATTCATAAGAAAAGAATAATAAAAAACGCCTTCTGAGCGATGAACTCAAAAGGCATTTATCGTGCAATTTATATGCAGTTATTGAATGTGTTTAAACAGTTTCTCTTCGTTTTTATAGACGATGTTCTTTACCTGCCTCACCGACATATCTACCCGATCAGCGATCGCATCATATGTCTTTCCATCTAAAAGTCTCAACTTTAAGATATCTCTATGCTTCTCCACAAGGATCCATTCGTCTATCAAAAACGATAGTTCCGATCTTGATATCTCCGGAAAGCTATTTTTCATTCGGACTTCCTTCTGTCGTCTGTTGAATGAACTCCGTAATCTGCTTGTTCGTCACGTTCTGGCGATGATTTTCATACAGCAGCCATACGCAATTATTAATAAGAAGAAATGCAAGCGCGACCACCAGCGCGATCAGCAGCCTTCTATTATTTCTTTCCAATCTGACCATTGCTCCTTCGTGTACGATATACGGCACGGATGCCGGAGTATCATTCTTGTTTTCTCCCATTTTCACTCCTACTTTCAGTTAAAAAGCCTGTACCACGTATCTGCGGTCAGTGTACCGCTTTCCGGTAAACCATCGGAGTTCTGGAAAGCCTTGATCGCATCAATGGATCCGGATCCGATGATCCCGTCAATCAATCCTTTATAGTACCCGCGTCCCGCCAGCACGCCCTGAAGGATCTTCTTCAGCGTCGGGTGTGTTTCTATGGACTCAAGCGACATCTTTCCAGATATCAGCTTACAATACGCGAGGAAGTTTGCGTTCCCGACCGTGAGCGAGGCTCCGTAATACTTATTAGCCATGTACTTCCAAACAGATACCGCTGCAGCTCTCGTTTTCGTTCCGTACTGATTATCAACATCCAGCAGGCGGCCTACAGCCGCAATAACCTGCGATGCGTAATACGTATTGAGGAACGTCTGAAATACCGCAATGTTCTGGGAAGGGATAACCGGATCCTTTTCCTTTACTTTTGCGCCGTCCGAAAGCACTACAACCGTGTGGCCCTTCTCCTTTGTGCAGAGGATATCGCCGCGCATAAGAAAATCGCTCGATTTGCAGTATTTGTCAGCTACATAGATTATGAATCGTCCCGTCTTGCGAAGTGTATCGATCTCGTTTGCGGTATAAAAATCGTCTACATCGATCCCAGCGTACAGGACACATACACGCACGAGCTTTGCGCAGTCCGTTTCGCACTTTTGCATCACCTTCGCACAGTTGAATCCGAGCGGCTTTGCAACCGAATATAAACTCGTGTTCTGTGACTGATCATATCCGATGTTCGCGTTGTTGCACGCATACTCCATGTCCAGCGCGATCTTCTCTCTTTCAAGAGGATCCTTCGCTCTCGCGACCACCCATCCTTTAGAGTGCAGGTACCAGTTCTGGAAACTGACCTCTCCGGAATAATCCGGTGTCTTCGACTGTTTCTGATCGCCTGCCGCACCGCCCGACGCACTTCCGCGCTCGTCAATACGGGCCGATCCAATTACAACTCCCACGTACTTTTCCTCCTTCTTCTCTTCCGCAGTAAGATCCGCGTAACGGTCAATAAACTGCCTGCATTTTATATGCCGAGACCAAAAGATCTTGTCTCCGACCTGATTCGAAGAAGAAGTGTCCTTTTGATCCATTATGAGCGCCGCGAGAATCTTGTCAAGGCTAAAATCATCACCGCAGCGCTTTAGAATTCTATTTGCTGCAGATCTTCCGCCTAAATGACGGATCTCGCAGTACATCATGATCGCATGGATTCCCGCTGTCGGATAATCGCTTTCGCAATCAGCAACATACTTTTCCATGTCCTCTTTGAAAAGTGCATCCTGTGCGGCATGGCCAGCAGGAGAATCAATCAGTTTCACGATAATCTTCTTCTGCGCTGCAGTGGGTTTCCACTTCAGCTTTACCCAGTCCTTTGAGAGCATATCCTTGATGCTCCCCTTCGTATCAATTGCGTTCCAAGCAGCCGGATCCACCTCATAGATTTTCTGCATAAGGGTTCTTGCTGCATGTCCGTAATTGCACGCCCAGCCGAGCGTAATCGTGTGCTCAGTAGGCGTTGTCTGGTAAGGCTCACCATATACTGCATAATTCCTTCTGCCGTATACCTGTCCACCTGATTCGACAGCTCCAATTATATTTGTAAGCACGTCAAGGTTTTTATCGCTCAGCATCACTGTTTTCTCCTGCATGATAGTTGCGGGATGAGATGTCGAGGCAGGATCCGAGTAACGCACCGATTGCGCTCACCGTGGCCGCCAGCTCTGCTCCCCACGGGAAACCCCACACATCCGTCAAAGCCAGAATAAAAGCCACGAGCGGCGTTATCATCAGACAGATCTTCTTCAGCAAATCATACGTTTCATTTTTCATTTTCATGATCAGATTCCTCCTTTTGTAAGGAAATAAGTAATAAGTGCCGACACTACAACAGTGACTGCAGTCTTTACTACACTGCGCCATTTATCGGCTGGCTCCTGCTCAATGCGCTCGAGGCGGGTGCTCTGCCTCTCGATCTGCCGCTGCATATTTGAGATCTGCTCGGTCAATCTTTCGATTGATGCTACTAACCGATTCACTGTTTCCACTGTTTTTTCCAGCTCCGTTATTCTGTGATTCTGTCGTCCGTTTTCTTCTTCGATCCTTTTTATCTCCGCATTAAATTCCGGACGTGCAATATACTCTTCCAATTCTGTGCCCTCTTTGTCATGGTTTTTATGATCATCTATATTGTAGAATTTTCTTAAAAATGGCGCAAAATTCTGACTGCAAAACGCTTTATAAAACTAGCCGGAGGCAGCCATAAATAATGGAGCGCCAAGATGAGCGCTCCCTTTATCAAAAAGCTCCGGCTGGAAGAATCTATTCCGCCTGTTACTCAGCGGCCTCCGGAGCCTCGGCAACGGCGATCGCCTCGTGCTTATAGCAGGCGTTCGCGATTGGGAAATACATCTTCCGAAAGCAAGTTTAAAGCGGGGCCGAGTAGAGTTCAATGCGCGACGGAAGGATCTATTTACACAGCCCAAGTGCGCTTCGTCTTGTGCGTCCCTCCCTTTTATAGCCTGCTTTAATTAAGTTACGAAAATGTCGGATTAATATCATTATCCGCTGACTGGAATACCTTACTGCTATTTGCTTTTGTAATGGCTGTCCCTGCCGAAGAAATCACATTGCCCTTGATGATCACGTTTGTACTTTGTGAAACATCCCCGACTCGGATTCCGTTTGCATCGTTTGCAGGAACGTTTATCAAGTTGCCATCAATCAGGACATCA